GAAAGTGAGCGCAGGCAGTTTTCTTATACCAGAAGAACTCGCGACATATAGCCCCAAATTTCTCCATCTCCTCGAAAATATCCTGAATAAACAACATATCGGACTTCATCTTGTCTACAGCCAGTTTCGTACATTGGAAGGAATCGGAATTATCAAGCTGATACTCGAAACAAACGGATTCTCGCAATTCAAAATCAAGCAATCATCCATGGGAGACTGGACGATTGATATGACGCCCGAAGAACAAGAACGCCCCTGTTTTGCACTTTATACGGGAACAGAAACGGCGGAGGAAAAGGAGATCGTTCGCAATATCTTCAATAGCAAGTGGAAGAATGTACCAAAGTCGATTACTGAACAACTGTCGACCCGTTTCACGAATAATATGTACGGTGAAGTGATTAAGATTCTTATGATTACGGCATCCGGCGCAGAAGGTATTAACTTGCGTAATGTGCGTTATGTTCACATCACCGAACCATACTGGCACCCTGTTCGCACAGAACAGATTATCGGTCGTGCTCGGCGCATTTGCAGTCATATTGACCTCCCAGAAGAATTACGAACGGTTGATGTGTTTTTGTACTTGATGCGATTTACTGCGCGTCAGATGGCAACGGATAATGATGAATCGCTGAATATTCGAATGAATGATAAGAGCAAGACAGACGGGTCGACGCCGATGAGTACCGACCAATCCCTGTATGAGATATCCAATATCAAGGAACGAATTACACGCCAGATTTTGACGGCTGTGAAAGAGTCGTCGTTTGATTGTATGATCCATGCCACCGCTGGCGCGAAAGAACGCCTACAATGCTACACATTCGGAACAGGTGTAGGTGATGAATCACTCGCGTATCAGCCAAATATTGCAACAGAAGAGGACGACAAGACGAAGAAACTGAATAAACAGACGAAGACGATGACATTGCGGAAATTGACTGTAAATGGTAAAGATTATGCAGAAGACCCGGCAACGAATATCATTTATGACATGGAACTTTACCAGATGGGGAACTTGGTGGAGAGGGGACGGCGGACGATCATACCTGCAGACCCGAGGACGGGGGCAGGAGAGCAGTCGCGGTTTGACTTCTTTTAATTCTTTTAGTATAAATAATTGCGCACTCACGTTGTTCGTACTCCATTATTTATACTAAAACCTTGGCGATTCAGAAATGAAGGTGTCTCATTATAATCTCGGTGTATTATAATGAGCCGAATCAGCAATACCCTTATCGCATATGCATCACTTCTAGTTGCAATCGTATTGATTCTCCATCATGGATATAAGCATCGACCCGGTGGAGAAGATCCGCTTTATGGCCTTGATCAATACTTTCAGCTATCCGATGTTGGTAATTTCAGGACGTTTAACCACGAAATGTTCGTGATATTTTTTACGGTTATTGGTATTGGTATATTATTCTACCGTCGGCTTTCTCTTTAGTTTCAGTAGGATTGGATTATCGTCTGTATCCTCCTGAAATCGGACTTTGCGTTGGTTATTAGAGTTCGCATCCATTGATAATGGTGCTGGTAGCGGCAGCGGTGTAGGTATGTCTAGTTCACTAGTACTATATTCTCTGGGTGGCGGTAGTGGTACGAGTGAATTTACATGTCCCGGGGGCTGTGGCGGCATTGTTGCCTTGATTCTCTCGGTGATTTCATCCAGATCGCGCTGTCTTGCAGCAATTCTCTCGGCAATGATTTTTTCCATATCGTCACTGTTATTTGCAAGTGGACTGTCGTGGTTATCGTCGTCCTCGCCATCATTACCGTCAACTTGGGTTTTCTTCTTAGCGGAATTGATCTTCGTGTGTGAATCTCTCGGAACATCCGAAAAATCGATCTCCTTTGGCCGTGGAACTTCGAAATATGAGCGCATCTCTGCCTCCTTCTCGCGCAGCTTTGATTCTATTTCTTCGCGCTTTCGTGAATGGAAATCCTCAGCGTTATAAATCTCTCGAACTTGAGGCGCTGGAGGTACACCACTACTAGAAGACATAAACGCATTACCTCCACCACCGGTAGTGCCGGATTTTCTTCCGCTTATATCTCTTGCCACTTTTGGAATATTGATGACGAGAGATTGAAGAGCGATCTTATTGAGTTCCTTTAATGAAAAAGAAGTACCACGAATCCGGTCAATTTCGCTTTTCAACTGTTTTGCTGTTTCGAAATCTTCCGCCTGTACCGCCTGTTGTTTACGCTGTTCCAGCTTTTCCAACCGCGGTACTACCGCCTCCATTTCGCCGATCGTGGCGCGGATTTTCTTCGCGGCGTCATAGTCTTCATCCGCTATGGCTTGTTGTTTGGCGTGATAGAGATCTTTCAACCGCCCGGCGTGAATTGCAGGAATGTTTGCCGAGAGATTTTTGAGGATTTGTTCGAATACATGTTTCACTTCTTGGGGGGTGACATTGGCAGGGATACCGTCGAATATCCCTTCTTCAGCTAATATTCCCCAGAGAAGTTCCTTGTTTTCTTGGGAGATGAGAGATGACATTATATAAACAATGATAGTCTGGGTTTATATAATTTATAGTCTGGTGATTATTTACTTGAAAGGCTGGTAGGCGGGCCAGCGCCCCTAAAACTCCACATTCGGCGTCGGTACCTTTTCATCCACATTGAAGAACTTCCGCCTGAACCGTTGCATGTATTTATCTGTCAACTTCTTCTTCTTGTCCAAGAAATCATGGACTGTCATTTTTCCGAGAAGCATATGGATAATCATAAATATCGCGAATACACCGCATTCCGAATCGTTCTTCTGATGATGAACATCATTGATGTATTCTTTAAATGGGATTCCATTGGCTTCACCTTGTTCTTTCACCCTTTTCATAAATGTACGAATCCGACGTTGCGGTTTATCACCTGTGCTATCAAAGAAGAATATGACCCGTGCTCTCACATCGATAAACATAGACACCCAGTGTTCACCTGGTTTATCATGCGGATCGGTATTGAAAACCACGCCGATCTTCTGCTGCCCGTTTTTTACGTGTTTCATAATATCAAACTTGCAGAGTTCCTCCCATACACATTCTCCGTCGTCTAAGACTTGATCAAAATCCACGGGGGATGGCCCGATGAATAAAAAAGATGGGACTGCATGTTCATATTGCTTGAGTGAATTGGCGATATCAACACTGGATAACCACTCACGAATATCTTTCTTCCATTCTTTCGGTGCTTGAGGCGCAAACGTATAATGAAGCATTTCCTTATCCATACCGGATGAAGCGAAACTCTGGCGCAACCAACATGCCTCCTGGTGGCATACACGATTCATATTGTTTTTAAGAGCGGTCCATATTGCGCGAGGATCGGTCTCTTGGATTTTTTGATCTGGGTGGCGTTTATTCCAAAGCGTTCTCAACTTTTCGAGAGATTTTGATGAATAACATGAGAAATCCTTGGTTTCATTGATATTGGGGTCGGTCTCATCCTTTGGAGCGCAACTTACCGCCTTAAATTTATCTTTACGTTCTTCCTCAATGTTATTCCCACTCGTCATTTGTTCTTGTTCTTGTTTCATAAACAATGAAATACTAAACTTATACTACTATGTCATAAAAAATTGAACTGTTTATATTTTATTTATTGTTTTCATATTCATCGTCGTTATTGTTGTTATCGTCGAAATGGTCGTAAATACTCGTTCACATAATAAGAAGAGACAAATCGTCGCGGATGCTGATGCCACTGCTTCTGTTGTCGCCGCTGCCGCAGATTCTGAAGGATTAACACACCGCAAGCGCGGTGTCAAAATACTAACACCATCATTTCGAGCGGCTAGTATCCGTACATATAAAGTATACACGGGTGGAGTGGCAAAATCAAGGAAGGTCAAGGTAGAACCCGAGGATGAGATAGCTGCCGTAGAACTAGAATCCGCAGAGGAAGATGCAGCTGACGCAATTATGGATATGTATGAATCAGAGACACCCGCAAATCCAGTCATTGTCAAACACACATGCATTAACCCAATGCGCCCCATCACACGATACATGTATCGAATCGCAGTTTACAATAGCGACAGGACGCTTCATTACAAGACCGCGTATATTATGTACAACAACAAGAATCGGATGTATTATGTATATAGCATCATTTCCAATTGCTATCCTGATTCCGAAACGGCGCAAGATACCGACGCTTCCGCAGCTCGCGATGCGAATTCGTTACCAGAACCAAACAACACACTTCAAATGAAGTACACATCGTACATCAACGACATCATTTCGAATTATATTATGACGATGATTGTCCCTTCAAAGGACTACGATTACTCTATCGTTGATGATATCATTGGCGTTGTCGCATCTGACGACGATTTTGCCAATTCGGTATTTGGTGAGGATTCATCGTACTACGACGTAGATCATTTACTCTACGACAAATCATCGTGCGAAACAACCAATGGATTCAAGTCATTCCAACTTATTCCTTCTCGTAGATATTGGTTTGACCCACTCATGTCGTCGCCATCACTGCCCCAGTATCATTCGCATTATACGCAAGAGACAATCCAGTCGATTCTCCCCATCTTATCTCATTCACAGTAGTCATCGTCATTGTCGTCTCGGTCGCTGCTTCTACCTGATTCTCCTGCTTCAGAGGCTCGTTTAAATATTTCATTATGGTAATCACGGACCTTAGGTAATCGCGCTTTTATATCTTCATCTGTATTTCCAGGTATCGCTTTCATTACAATAAAATCATCCATTGTTTTTTTTCGGATACACATTTTATTTGCGAATGACATAATACGGTCTGACAATGCTCTAGTAACATTCGTCCTGGATGGTGGTGATGGAGGACATGATGGTTCTGTAGAAGGAGAATCCGGGGGAGGCACCGTCCTTGCCGTCTCTTGTATTTTTCTATGCAAATCATGTCGGGCCTGTTTGACATCATCACGGACATCTGTACGTTGATCATGTTCCACCATTTCAGTAATGTCGCACCATTTTAAATATTCGATACACGATTTCGCGTACTCTTCATGCGCCCGATTAATATCATCATTCTCACAACGCTCATCAAATAAGTCACGCGTCATCGCCATTATTCGTTCTTTGTAATACATTTTCTCTTTACAAAATTGTTCAATGAGTGTGTCGCTTGCATTCGATACTGTTTTCTTGTATTTATCATAACGGTTTCGGTTCGACATCACAGATAATGTTAGCTCATTTAATTCGTTCCAGTCGTGGTCTCGGTCTCGGTCTCGGTCGTCTTGATTGTCCTGCAAGTTTTGTTTGTCTTCAGCCATTTCTCCGCACTATAATATGTAATAATAGAACAATAATTCGGCATATATTGTTCTATCCAAGCGTTGTTTTTATATTTAGATCATGCGTCGTATTAGTGTCGCATCGTTAAATGTTCTCGAGCATTCGATGATGCAGATGCGCGGGGTATGAATGAAGGAAACTTGTTTTGATTTTGATTGTTTTCTTGTTCTGCCCCAGACCTCCCACTAAATCCTTCCTCAATATGGGCAAAATGCACTTTCTGTTGCTTCTCCTTTTCCTTCTTTTTTATTTGCTCTTCTGGAATATAGTTTGTGGCTGGCTCAATTTTAGGGCCACCTTCACCTGTGCAGAATCCATCATATGTACAATTCAGCGTGCGAAGTTGAAATCGTGTAGAGTTTTCAAAAGTGAGTTTGCCTAAATTGTTGGGGTTTGGATTCATTGGCGAAAAATTAGTCGCTCCATTATCAAACAAATACGGATTCGGCTGTTCAACCTCGCGTGCATCGATTGTTACCTGGTAAAGATCGCTTGTTGAATCTGGAACATATACAGTGCGATCGTTGCGCTGAAGTGCGAAGAATTGATTTCTTAAGGATGATTCTACATTCACGCGTTCTGCCCATCCGCGCCATGGAGCCTTTCCGTTACCTGGATTGAATACTGATTCAGTTGTAAAATGCTGATAAGGTGGAATTTCAACAGTGGGTACAGGTCGTGTTTCTATAATAGGCATCATTGCATATTTGGATGAAAGAGGTCGCACATTAAATGCGGGTCGAAGCGATGCGGACGGAATATTGCGCTGTGATATACGTTCATTGATTTCACCAAGTCGGTCATGATGATTCGAATATGCCCCATTTACAACACCATACATTTCCATTGTTTCTTATCGCGGTACGTTTACTTACTTTATAGTATGAAAATATATTATGTATTCAAAATAAAAAAAATTGAAATATTTTTACTCGTATGTTTGGTATGCAGTGTTCAATACGTCGTACTATGTTGTTATCTGGATTTCCTTCGAAGCTGTTTAAATATCCCATCAATGGGACCACCGAGTTTGTTCGGCCAACACGGTCTTTCGACCACAAAGGAAACAAAAAGGTAAGTTGGATCTGTGGCGGTGTTCCGTCAATCGTCGTGAAAAATCAGCCGGAATGCGTGACAATCAAGCCATTTGACTCTGATGTTGAGTTCGAAATCCCCCGCGCGATGTTCAATGATACGTTTGTTCCATGTGCACGTGACGAGACCAGCGTTTACAGTGATGTTTACCCCGGCGGCAAGATCGCATTCTCTGAATTCAATGTCCCCAAAATCAATCTCAAAAACCTACTGGACACATTCAAATCTAACACGTCACTCTGCACAATCATTGAAAAATGCAAACAGGATGCATACGTCTCAAAAGGAAATACAAAATGCATCAAAATTGGCGCTCTTCATCAACTCGAAGCGGATGCGGCTGCGGCTTCTGTTGATGGTGGTGCAGGCACCGGATCTTCTTCACTGACGCGAACCGGCGATCCCTACTTCAATCGTCGTTCTCGCCACAGCCCTCCCGTACCGAAGTCAATGAGCCGTGCAGAGTATGAAGCTTGTCCATCATTCCCAAGACCGATTGGGGTCAGAGAAGCAGACTTTGCATGGCCAACTGAACAAAACGAAATTTTGGTCTCACTCATCAAACAAATCTTCGCTTGTGAAGGCGCACCTGAACTGCCAGTGGAAATTCAACAACAGTTGGGGATCGAAGTCGAGTCAATTGTCGCCAACAGCCACAAGTGCTTATGGTGCGGTGAAACGGTAAGTGTACAAGAACTCAACCAGTCCTACTGTGCCGAGGAACACAGCGTCAACTTCTGCCATCGCGACCCAGAAACCGGAACCAAAGCGGGTAATGTTTACATCGGTCACTGTTCTTGTAACAGAGAGCAGGGCGGTCACTCCGAAGAAGAGCGAATCGAGCAGGTGCTACGTCTTATTCGCGCAAATCCAGCCCATCAAGAAAAATATTCCAAGTTGTTTCGAGAACTATTCAAGATGTAAGTAACACAACACACACACACACACACACGCCACGACGCCAGTAGTTATAACCTCAACGCGTTCAGCGCGGTTAAGGCGTCAATCATTTTTTTTGTCATTTCAACGTCAATTTGTGTGTCCATCAATGTTTCGCCAATATCACTGTCACACAACGACGCCATAATACTTCCTGTGAGATACGCGTTGTGTTGAACTATGAACTCCTTTTTCGTTATATTTGCAAATAATACATATAATGCATTCATGTCATTTGGACGAATCACTGAAACGCCATTTGTTGAAATATAGTTGTCCGAATCATCCAAAATAACACAATACGATACATTCCCCTCTAACTTACTTATCAAAATGTCGTATTTTTGAAGCGAATACTTGGCACGTGATGGCAATTCCCAGCCGTATAACTCTTTACTACCATACAACGGTGTTGAAATCTCGCCAATGTCGATATATTTATACTGCTTGTTTTGATCGATCTTTGTTGTTTTCAATACTAACTTGGCGAGCTTGTGTATCGGGACACAACCAGGAGTCGACTTTAGTTTTGTTACCAGTGAAAGATACTTACTGCTGTATCGCTTTACATCTAGAATCAAATGATGCAATGATCCCGACATTACTGACTCGTATGCGGATGCGGATGCGGATGCGGATGCGGATGCGCCGTCGTGCATTGTCATATTCGGTATGTTGAAGTCACGAGCAAAGACCGCGAGACGTGATGCGCAGTCTACTAAATCATTATCGATTACCTTGTTTCCATCTTTCATGCAGACTTCACCGGTTTCACGAATGATTTTGTATTTGATGGGTGTATTCGCTTTTGTCAATTCATACCCGATATTGTCAATCGTTGAAATGCAGATCGGGTACGGTTCGGTCGTTTCTGTCGTCGCTGCCGCCGCCACCGCCGTCGCCTTCTTTTGAATCATTAGTATATACGTATTTACACCAGTTCCTGAGCGTTTGAATGACTGCTTAGGCAACTCGATCGAAGCAATGACACGATGACGCAGCAACAATCCACGGAGGTCCATACACGGTTTCGTCGTATTTCCAACATATCCAGCAGGAACGATCGCGAAAAGAATGCCGTCAGGTTTGCATAGTTTGAGGCCTAACTCCAGAAATAGAATACCGATTTCCTGTTTCTTTCGACCAAGCCCGAGTTCGTAATGCTGTAGTATGGTGTCATCCGTGATGACTGTACTTGAGCCAAAGGGAGGATTCATGGTTACATAATCAAATGCTGCCGCGGTGTCGTGATTGCCAATGATCAACGAATTCGCACACTTGATTTGGTAGTCCTTTTTCATATTGAGCTCATAGTTGAACCGGCAAAGCTCTAATGCGTGTTCGTCGATATCCCAGATATGGATATTCCCGTTGTAATGAACCAATAAATCGCCGGTCCCTCCTGCAGGATCTACCGCTGCTTTTCCGGGGATCATCATTCCCGTTATGAATTCAGAAATGGTTAATGGAGTATAAAACTGGTCAAGCTTGTATCGCGTAAGCTTGCTTCCAAAGAGCATGAATATTTCTTGAGATATCTCCTTATTCGTAAAATCAATCGCGTTAATAGCGTCAATGATGTCGCTGAATCGCGGGTCGACCATGACGACCGCCGCCGACCCCACCGTGAGGCTCTTACGCTTTTCAAACAATGAAGTCAATACCCCAATCCGGTCTTCTTGCTTGATTCCTTTATTGTGAAGTAGTTGATTGATGTGGTTGATGTGTTTACTATTTTGATTGTCTACCATTTTCGGAGAAGGTGTGTGAGTGTCTCGGGATACAAATGCTTAATATAAGATCCTGTTATTTATATCAATTTTATTACGATAATAGTAATGAAATGAAATACAGACTTAAAGGGTTTAAACGGTACATCGTGATTAAATATACATCACATACCATATATCATGTGCGGTATATTCTATTTTCAAACTGTCGCGCGTATGTTATTAGCTCAACTTAAAACATTACAAGAGAATTCATTATTGTCTTGTCATCGTGGACCAGATAAGTCGGTATTCCTCAAAGATGATACGCGTGCATGGGGGTTTCATCGTCTTTCGATTAATGGGATGGACCCCACTGCGGATCAGCCATTTCACTTTAAAAACTGTCGCTTGATTTGTAATGGCGAGATCTACAACTTTCGTGACTTGATTACAGAGTTCGGTTTAGAGGGAGAGTATAAGAGCGGATCTGATTGCGAGATCATTATTCATTTGTATCGCAAAATTGGTATGTATGATACACTTCGGCGCCTTGATGGCGTATTCGGATTTGTATTGCATGATTACGAAACGGGTGTAACGTATGTCGCGCGAGATCCTGTGGGTGTACGTGCGCTCTATATTGGCGTTACCCGACATGATGGCATATTCGGCGGCGAACACTCGGATTTAACATGTGTTTCGATGAATCCGGATCATTATGCAATGTGCGTAGCAAGTGAAATGAAATCGATCCATGCGATTTGTGAGACGGTTGTCCAATTTCCGGCTGGGTGTTATATGGAGTATATGGGCGAAGATAGTGTGGATGGAACTGCCGTTTTCCGGTCGTATTATGATTATGCAATGATTTATAATAAATCTTACGGATTGAAGTATACGAACAATATGTCATTATTTGAACGTCAACTCAAAGAACTACAAGTGAGTTATTCCTATCCTGTCAGTAATATTAGCGCGAATTGTGGTGGTGGTAGTGGCGATGATGACACGGTTACTGAAGAGGAAATATGCGCGAATATCCGCGAGTTATTTACCAAGGCTGTTGTGAAACGCTTGATGAGTGAACGGCCGGTCGGATGCTTGTTATCAGGCGGCCTGGACAGTTCACTTGTCACGGCAATTGTCGCGAGAGAATTGAAGAGGACTGCTCCTGATACCATTCTGAATACATATAGTATTGGACTCGAGGGGTCCGTTGATTTAATGTGGGCTCGTCGTGTGGCTGAGCATTTGGGTACGTGTCATCATGAAGTTTCACTTACAGAACAGGATTTCTTAGACGCAATCTATGAAACGATTTATCAGACAGAGAGTTATTGTACCACGACGATTCGCGCATCTGTTGGAAATTACCTCGTGAGTAAATACATTCAACAACAAACAGACGATGTCGTCATTTACTGCGGAGATATGTCAGATGAGATCTTTGGATCATATCGTGGATTCCAGAAAGCACCGAATGATGCAGATTTTCACCGCGAAAATGAGCGGATGATTCGCGATGTGCGATTCTTCGATTTACTTCGATCAGATAAGAGCATTAGCGGTGCTGGATTAGAGGCACGAGTGCCGTTTGCAGATAAAGAGTTTCTTGCATACGTTATGCGTATCCCTGCGCGGTTCAAGCGTTTTACGGATGAAAAAATGGAGAAATACCTTCTTAGAAAAGCGTTTCAAAATGAGGGGTTATTGCCTGAAAATGTACTGTGGCGTAGAAAAGAAGCGTTCAGTGATGGGGTAAGCTCTGCAGATGGTGGACGCACATGGATTCAGATGATCAAAGAACATTCGGACTTTATGGTGACTGATAGCGAATACAATAATAAGAATAACTATATGTATTCGGTTCACAATCCGCCGTATGACAAAGAAAGCTTTTATTACCGTCGGGTGTTTGAGACCATCTATGAAGGTCGTGGTGAAACAATCCCGTATTATTGGCGGCATCCATTTTGCGAGGGGGTACTTGACCCATCGGCGCGATTGCTTGATTTTTATGTATCGTCGGATACGCCGTCATAGATTTTAATATGACAATAATATAGACGAATTCCAATTTATTTGTATTGTTTAAACATGAACACAATCATAAATACGATAGAGGACGCGGTAGTTTCATTGATATATACAATCCGTGAGTTAATAACGCCGATTTTTGATAAATATATGTCATATTTGAAATACGCGGATTATATCATCTATGGAACATATGCAATATTATTACTAGGATTTTATACTACTCTACCTGAATATATTCCTAGGTTACGAAACTTCTTATTATATTCTGCAGTAGTTATATTGTTACTACGATTCAATACTATATCATGGAATAACCCCAAATTCGCGATACTTGGTGGAAGTAAATTTAGTGAAATTGATCGACGTCTCATTATGTACATGTGTATATTCATTATGATTACGCATATTGTGTCTGAAACAGTTATTCAATATACTCAAAAACAAATAGCAGAGCGAATCATACAGCCAGTAAGTTCAGTGAGTAAAGATGTCATTCATCCAGTTTATAATTATATTGTTGACGGAGTCCGCGGTGGGAAGTAATTCATTCATTCATGCATTCATTCATGGATTCATTCATGCATTGATAAAAAAATTGAAATGTTTTTATCAACGAATAAAGTAAGTATCGATCGACGACGAGATACATTCAAATTACATGTCAGCAAACGGAAACGGAAGTTTACTCGAACGGGCGAGTGACGCTATACAACAGGATCTGGATACGATGATGGCGGTTCTCGAAGACAATCAAGACAAAATGCCCGAAGGTGAGTATTTACGTGGAATGAATGCACTCGGATCTTTACACAAACAAAAGCGGACTATATTGGCCGACCGGCGCCCAGGCGATATGTTGCGCTGTTGGTTGACGTTGAATGAAATCGAAGAAACGGATGAAGACCTATTCGACGAAATCATGGATGTTGCAGATGATATCGTCATTGAACTCTGTGGAGATGAGGCAAGTATTTACTTGCATGATGAACACAATCTCGTTCACCGCGGCGAAGAACGAGAGATCTTTCAGCTGCTCGTGAATTACAAACCAGAAGAAGGAAATGCCGGGTACGAAACAAGCCCAATGGTTCTTCACCATGCGATTCAGGTCATCATGACGCGTCTCTTCGATGACACGTATCATGAATTGGAAGTTGTTCGACCGGTAAGTTGCCAGTGCGGATGGCGCGGTGCTCAAGGAAACTGGGACCGACATATCTCGAACGCGCGTCATCAGAGATGGGTCAACAATGAGCGTCGGGAGAAATTCGATGGTGCTTTGGCGAAAGCACGAGAGATCATCATTGCACGACGCGATCAGGGAATCGTCTATCTCAATGAGCTACACGCGACGCCAGCGTCAAAGGTGGCGACTGAAGAGGCTGTGGCTGCAGCAGAAGCCGCTGGAGAACGCGTTGTATTCATGACTGCAGATGGACGTTTGTCTTGGTTCGCGTAAATTATCGTTTTCGCATTGTCTTATTTCGCATATTCTTAACAGATGTAGTCTTATCAACATAAAAAATATTGCTAGTAGCGGATACTGGATGTTGACTTCGTGTTGAAGTCTTTTTTTTAGATGTTTTCATAGTACGTCTTCTGTTTGATGATGATTTTAATCCGCGCGGTAAACTTAGTTGTGGTGGACCTTCGCGAAAAAACTGATGAAGATGGTATAATATGTATTTGCTGATGATTTCGTCGATTTCTCTTGGATTGAGATCTTGTTGATTTGCCTTTGCGTCATATTCGGATAAATTCGCATACTTTACAAAGAGGTTATGAATCTCAATCGAGAGAATCTGTTTTTTTGCAGCCGAAGATATACCTGGCGTAATCGACGGAACGTTGAATTTATCAAATACATCACGGTACAATACACTATTCAGAAACCGTACGACGAACATTTCGAATGGTATATAAGAATGATATGGCTGTAATTTGATATAATATACACGTTCATCCACCATTTTAGGATGTTCAACGTCATCCAAAAAGCATATCTCGATATCGGAGGGAAGACGGCCACAACGAATAAACTCATTCACTGTTTTATGACTTGTAGTTCGCTGCGGATATGTTGATGATGACGTCGACGCGCTCTCTTGATTTGGTTTAAATCCACCTATGGTATGGTCAAATAGCGGAGGCACAATTGCTAGACCGCTCTTTGTATCAGAAGAAGATGATCCCCCTC